CGAATACCTCTCTCAAACCAGTAATGAACTCTTCTGTAATTTCACTTCTAAGTGAACTGTCGAGTGCTAGTTCGTTTTCTTTCATCCATTCTTCAACAACATAATTCAAGTAGCCGTCAACTTTTTCTGTCAACTCATCTCTAAAGGAGATAATTTCTTCTTGAAGATTCTTGTTGGATTCTTCTTCTAATTCTTCAGTCTTCTTTGTTACAGCTTCCATAACTTTCTGATAAACAGCTGCTTCAAAAATTGTAGATGCTTTTGCTTTGAAATCTTCAGAAAGTTCTTCACCCTGAACAAGTGCTTCGATGTCTTCTTTGACATTAATTTCTGGAAGGTCAGATGCTTTCATCTTCTTTTTCTTTTTACCAACTTCATCTTTTTCGTTATCAGAATCAGTTGGGGTTGGGCCACCTAAATCTTCTGCTTCTGCAACACCCATTAAGTCGTTATACTTAGCAGTGACTTCTTCTTTTTTCATACCGTTAACTTTGTCGAACAATGCTTTGATCATTCCAGACTTAGTAGAAGGCATTTTATCTTCTTGGACTTCTTCCACTTTTGCTTCTGGAGTCTCAACAAGTTCATCCTGCTGTTCTACTTCTTCCAGAACTTCATCTTGGTTTGTAATTTCTTCGTTACTCATTTGAAACTCCTAAAAATTTATAGTAATTGGTTCGTGTTAATATTTATAATAATCATAATTTTGACATTAGATTGGAAAATTCTCTCAACTTGACTTCTTCAAGTTGTTTAGAAGAGGCGGCTTCGATGTTTTTCTTTGCCCTTTCTACGTCTTGTTCCCTTAGTAGTCCATTATCCCAAACCCATTCCTTACCTTCCATAATACCTTCAACGAAAGCATTAGGAGCAGATGGATCAGCAACAATGTCTGCTGCAGTTGCAAGAAAAAAATCACTCTGAACGATCTGTGATTTCCCTTTTGATTCTGATTTCAAAGTTCCCATTCCCCTTGAGGAAACACCCAACCTTGCACCTTCATCAATAAAACTTTTCACTATTTTTCCGTTTGGTGTATCGAGAACTTTTGCTCGACCAACAAAATTCTTACCTTCTTTTACAAGTGAAGTAATCATATGTGACGCACGATCTAAATTGACAGTAGGGCCGTCTGGATGACCTAACTCTCCAAAAGCACGTTTTGGTTCTACATATTCTTTTACATATCGGTTTACTTCTTTTTCAAGAACGTCCAAAGGATATAATCTACCATTTTTATTCTTTACTTCCGATTGCATAAAAATGCCTTCGATGAAATACTGTTTTGGTTTAGTTTCACTTGCTTCAACTAGTTCATAATCCACGGCTTCTTGTAACTCGCAAATTAGTTTCATTTTGTCCTACCCTTTGTTATTAAATGCAAAATCTAAGACTTTCATGAATGATTTTGTATCTTTGTTCATGCTGTCTTGTGTTTTTCTTTTATTACTACTATTTAGTGAATCAAATGTTTTCAGTACGGTTTCTGCTGAATTTGGATCAATCGGAACAGATGTACCAGATTTAAACGTTATATCCGATTCTTTCTTTTTTTTTACTATACTTCGTAGTTGGTCTACAACATCTTCCTTGACGTTAACCGATTCTGTACTTGGAACTAACAGATAGTCTCTCATTTTATTGAAACTATTAGATGCTATCGCAATCTTATTAGACCACCAAGTAGGTAAAGATTCCTCAGAATCCATACTCTGTAATTTAGTCATTATTTGACTAGCATCTTCTATAACAATTTTACATTGTCTAACTGCACTTGCAACGTCAGTATGACCATCTTCTTTTATAGATACCAGTTCTTGTTGTAAATCTTTAAATGATTTCATTATATCCCAGTTGATGCTACTACTGTGTAAGTACCATTTGTTACATTTGCTAGTATAAATTGGTCAGGATCTTTATTAATTACTGTTACTGAACCAGCGGGTAAAGTAATAGAACCTTGAACTGTTCCGCCCGTTCCTCCTTCTTCTCCATCACTCTGAACTACGGAAATAATAGAAATAGCTGAACAATAAACAGCAACGGATGTTGCTTTGCCCAAACTTAATTCTGTGGCAGTCGTTGCAGTTTTTGCTGCTAATAGTTTCATTGTGTCTCCGTAGTTTGTGCTTCTACTTCGGGTTCGGATTGTACCTCTACCTCAGCAGATATTTCTTGTTTGTCATTAAACATTTGAGCAGAAACTTCCTGTTTTCTTGATGCTAAAGAACTTATTACTTTATCTGCTATTATAGAATTGAATGCATCGTCTACTTTTATTGGTTGTGCACCCATTGCAAAATCTACAATGTCTACAGCTTTAAATTCTTTTTGTACTGGTTGTTCTGCCATTTTTATCTCCAAAAAATTATCTATTAATATTTATAAACATTATTAATAACCGCTGTCATCAACAGTCATATCACCGTCAAACTCACCTTCTTTTTTCTCCTTCTCAATTTGCTCGTCTTGATCTTTTATATCCTGTTCTGTTTGTCTTAAAATATTTTTTCTAAAAAACTCTCTAGAATAATAATTTCCGACATATTCTTCCATATTTCTTGCTAAATCAACTCTTTGAGTCAATGTCTCTTGTTGTTTGAATTCAGTATAGTAATGGTCTTTCTCAAACTTGTAATGAACCTTGTCTTTTATTTGAGACCATTCTTCAGAAGTTATGATGTTCTTCAGTATCAACTGTTTTTCTAGTATTTCACCGAACAACATTGAAAATCTTGTTTGTAACTTACCAATAAACTTACTGAAAAGAAGTTCATCTCTAGTAATCTCACTCTCTCTTCCTAAAGAGAAACCAGAGTCAGCTTCTAGTCGAGATACAGGAACGTGCATTGCCTTGTACATTTTCTTCTGAAAGTATTCTACATCTTCCAATTGACCTAGATTTTCACCGCCTGGAAGTGTAGTAATCTCTGTTCCTCTTCCACCTTCTCTTCGTGGTAACCAATAATCTTCCAACATAGATTGATGTCTTCGATCATCTTTGACTTCACCAGTAGTAGAATCATAAACCAAACGATTCTTATAACGAGTCATGATGTCACGAATATATTGTTCCGCTTTTAATTTGGGTAAGTTACCAACATCAATGTAGAAAATTCTTCGTTCTGGTGCTCTTGAGATACGATAGATAACAATCGCATCTTCGACCATTCGTAGTTGATTGAGTGGTTTGATTGCTTTGTGAAGGTAGGATAATACACCAGTTTTTGTAGGATTGAGTAAACCAGAAGTAGAGTACGCGATACTATCACCCGAAATTAATAAACCATCGGATGTTCTATTTCCTAATCCAGATTCGTTATAGTTGAACATCGATTCCATACTAACTTCTTTTTTCTTCGGATCATTAGTATCTTTTTGTTTTATCTGTTTTATTTTTTTGATTTTTGTAGAATCTAGACTACGGAGTTCAACAATACCAAGTTGTGGATTGTTCTCATCAATCATTATGTGATAGTATAATTTACCCTCTACATACCATCTGCGAAAAATATCGTAACCAAAATTATTAAAATTCAACAAATCTAAGACCGTTTCAAATTCTTTGGTTACTTTTTTCTTTATTCCATCTGATAACTTTGTTCTATCAAGAATGATGTCAACTGGATTTCGTGAATCGTCTATTACAATTGATTCGTTGATAATATTATCTATCGCTATTTCACAATCAGAAGTTTGAGCCATTTCACGATATTTGAGGATTAACTCAATTTCAGTTTTATATTGACCATCCAAGTCCAGAGAAGTGCCGTATGCACCAGCTCCAGATACCATCATAGAACCATCGTCATTTTCCGGCATAGTAAATGCTGGAACAATTGCGTCTGGTGCTCCTTGACTCTTTCTTTCAATTTTGAAACCAAATATTTCAAAAGCCATAATTTATTCTCCTATTGTTGTTTTCATCATATTGTTGCAATTTCCCAACTATCATAGATCCATGTACAAGTATAAGTTTCAATCGCGTTATTTTCCCATCCAAGAGCAACAGATCCTATCGCGCTCGGCCACGAACCTTTAAACTTATATTTTCTTAATTTAGATGAATCTTTACCAAATTGAGTAACAGTTATATCTTGTTTATAAGATGCATTTTCACCTTCAAATTTTTCTCCAAAGACCTTACTTCTAGTATTTAGGTCACGGTTTGCAATCGAATTTGACCATTCTTCAAGTGCAATTCTGATACCAAAGTTTTCATCATTGATAATAGTGGTATCCCACGTTGCCTCAGTTCTATCTGCCGCAACTTTTATTGGTTTTCCTTGAAAAAATATATCGTATGTTGCGATTGTAGATGCTGGGAGACTTGCTGATTGAATTAAAAATTCAGATTTGGTGGGGGGAATTGTGACTGCGAGAGTTCCATTTTCATCACGCACTGTAGGAAATTGTAACTCTACT